CTATTGGTACAGTATCCGTGAGTACATCATAATGGCCGTTACATACGCAGACTTAACAACTCAAATATTAGATTACACAGAAGTTAGTACAGATGTGCTAACAGCTACAAGAACAAATGATTTTATTGAACATGCAGAAAATAGAATATTTAGAGATGTAGATTTAGATGTATTTAAATCTCATCAAACAGCTAATCTTATATCAAGTAATGCTTTTTTATCTTTACCGGGGGGAACAACACCTACGCCGGAATCTCTTGGTACTATTAGAACCATGCAAATATTTTCACCAAGTTCAACAACAAGAGATTTTTTAGAACAACGTGATATTAGTTATATGAACGAATATTGGCCAGATCGAACAGCAACGGGAACACCAAGGTATTGGGCATGGTGGGATCACAACACAATTTATGTTGCACCAACACCAGATTTAGCTTATAACGTTGAGTTAGGAATTACTAGATTACCAACAAGACTATCTAGTTCAAATACAACCTCTTGGTTGGGTAATAATGCTCCAGCACTATTACTTTATGGATGTCTTGCAGAAGCCTTCAAATTTTTGAAGGGACCAGCGGAAATGCTGCAATTATATGAACAATCATATCAACGTGCCCTTCAAGAGCTAGTTATAGAACAGCAGGGAAGACACCGAAGAGATGAGTACATGCACGGGGCTTTAAGAACTCCTTTGCAATCACAGAACCCATAGGAGGATAAAACATGGCAATAACTCAAGCTGTATGCACAAGTTTTAAACAAGAATTGCTCGTAGGTACGCATAATTTTACGGCTACTACTGGTGATACTTTTAAAATTGCACTTTATACAAGTTCAGCTTCACTAGATGCAACTACAACTGCTTATTCAAGTAGTAATGAAGTTTCAAACTCTGGAACTTACACTGCAACTGGAGGAACGCTTACAAGCGTAACACCAACAACAAGTGGTACTACTGCTCTTTGTGATTTTGCTGATATATCATTTACATCAGCTACTATCACTGCGAGAGGCGCATTAATTTTTAATAGCACAGACTCAAATAAAGCTGTAGCTGTATTAGATTTTGGTGGAGATAAAACATCTACAAGTGGAACTCTTACAATTCAGTTTCCTGCCGCAGACGCAAGTAACGCAATATTACGATAAGCATAGGAGTAGTTAATGGCTCTAGTACTTAATGATAGAGTAAAAGAAACATCTACTACTACCGGTACAGGAACATTTAGTTTAGGCGGTGCAGTTGATGGTTTTGAAAGTTTTGTAACAGGAATTGCTGATGGTAATACAACGTATTATGCAGCAGTAAATAGAGATGCTAATGAATTTGAAGTTGGTATCGGAACTGTAACGGATGCAAGTCCAGACACATTAGCAAGAACAACAATAATTTCAAGTTCTAATAGTGATAGTGCTGTAAATTTTTCAGCAGGTACAAAAGACATATTTGTAACTTTACCTGCTAGTAAAGTAGCATTTGAAGATGCTAGTAACGATGTAACTATAGGTAATGATCTTATTTTAGGATCAGACTCAGCAGTATTAAAATTTGGTGCTGATTCTGACACAACTTTAACACATACTGACGGCACAGGTTTAACTTTAAATAGCACTAATAAACTTCTTTTTAGAGATACGGGTTTATATATTAATTCATCTACTGATGGTCAATTAGATTTAGTGGCTGATACAGAAATACAAATAGCTGCAACCACAATAGACATTAATGGTAATGTAGAAATATCTGGAGATTTAACAGTATCTGGTGATGATATTACTATGGGTACAAATACTTCTGGTAATATATTAGTTGCGGACGGTACAAATTTTAATTCAATTGCGGCCACTGATTTATCAGCAATATCAACTATTGCGAGTGGAGATACTTTATTAGCAGTAGATGCTTCTGGTGGAGGTCTAAAAAAAGTTGCAAGAAGTGTTCTTGTAGCAGGATTAGCTACATCTAGTGCACTAAACAATGTTTCAGAAGATGATACTCCACAACTAGGTGGTAATTTAGATATGAATGGTAGTGACATTGTTACTACATCAAATGCTGATTTAGAATTAGCACCTAATGGTACAGGACATGTAACCGTTAAAGGTAATACTAATTCTGGTGCAATACAATTTAACTGTGAAAGTAACTCTCATGGTCAAATTGTAATAGCCCAACCACATTCAGCAGCCGTAACAAATACATTAACATTACCGGCAGGTTCTAGTTCTACACTAGTATCTCTTGTATCAACAGACACATTAACAAATAAAACACTTACCAGTCCTGTTATAAACACAGGTACTTTTGGAACTTCTATTCTTCCTACCTCTGCTGATGGAACAACATTAGGTTCTGCTTCAAAAGAATTTTCAGATTTATTTTTGGCTGATGGTGGTGTTATATATTTTGGTAATGATCAAGAAATTACACTTACACATGTTGCAGATGATGGGTTAGTTATAAAACATGTAGGAACTGGTGATGGTAAAGAACCATCTTTAACTTTTCAAGCAGGGGACACCGATATTGCTGTTGACGATGTTTTAGGTTCGATATTTTTTCAAGCACCAAATGAAGGTGCAGGCACAGATGCTATATTAGTAGCTGCTGGTATTGAAGCCGTTTCAGAAGGAGATTTTAGTTCTTCTAATAATGCTACAAAATTAAGTTTTAAAACTGCTGCTTCAGAAGCTGCTAGTGAAAAAATGTCTTTAAGTTCTGCTGGTAATTTAAGCATTGCTGGTAATTTAATAATGGGTTCTGCTACCGTAACAGAAGCACAAGCAGAAATTCTTGATGGTGCTACAGTAACAACTACTGAGTTAAATTTAATAGATGGTGGCACAGCAAGAGGTACTACAGCAGTAGCAACTGGGGATGGTATATTAATCAATGATGGTGGTACAATGCGTATGACCAATGTTGATACAGTCTCTACTTATTTTTCTTCACATAATGTTGGTGGTGGAAATATTGTTACAACAGGAGCATTAGACTCTGGTTCAATAACTTCTGGATTTGGAACTATTGATACTGGTTCATCAACTATTACAACAACAGGATTAATTAGTGGTGGATCATTAGATATTGATAATGTTTTAATTAATGGAACAACAATTGGACACACTGATGATACAGACTTAATAACAGTAGCGGATGGTTTAGTAACTGTTGCAGGTGAAGTTCAAATGACTACACTAGACATAGGTGGAACAAATGTTTCAGCAACTGCGGCAGAAATTAATTATTCAGACTTAGCTACACTAGGAACAAGTGCGGCATCAAAAGTACTATCAGCAGATGCAAACAATTTAACAAAAATAACAGGTGGTGTGTTTTTAGAAGAAGATACACTATCATTTGATGCTACTCAAGATTGGGATGTAAGAGCATCCCCAGTTGCACAAGTGACATTGACAGCAAACGTGACTTTTGATGCACCTTCAAATCCAACAACAGGGCAGTATATATCTATTGTTTGTATACAGGATGGAACAGGTTCAAGGACAATTGCTTGGAACGCTGTTTTTGAATTTACCGGAGGTACAGCCCCAACGGCTACTACAACAGCCGGAAAAGCTGATTTATTTACTTTTAGATATCACAATTCACATTGGATAGAGGTTGGAAGAAACCTTAACTTAACAAGGGCATAGGAGGAATATAATATGTTTGCAGTAGTAACAGATGGAAATATAACAAGTTTTCCAAAAGGAAATAAAGGAATTACAATTGGAGATAACCAATATCCTGCGGCTATATATACTTTATGGACAGAAGCCGAAAGAAACGCAATAGGTATCTATACAATAGAAATAGATAACACTAATAAAAAAGATGAAGAGTGGTACATTAATACTAATCAGTCGTATGCATTTGGTAGTGGTAAAGTTACAGCAACTTATGGTACAGCAACTGCTAAAGCCATAGCAGATGCTTTATTTACTCAAGCAGATGAAGATAATGGATTAGGTACTAAAGATGATGTAAAAGCAGAAGGATTAAAAACAATAAAGAAAAAAATGTTTGACAATCAATGTGCAAGTATCTTAGCACCTAGTGATTGGAGAGTAATCAAAGAACAAGAAACAGGAAGTGCAATGGATAGTGGTTGGAAAACTTGGAGAGCAAGTGTAAGAACTAAATGTAACTCTATGCAAACACAAATAGATAATGCTAGTGACGTTGATGCATTAGCCGCTTTGTTTACTTATACAAAACAAGGTGATGGGAGTATAACAAGACCACTAGGTGAATTTCCAGTTAAGGAATAATACATGGCATTTTTAATAGGTGGAGCAAATTCTTTAACAGGAGGTTATGAAGTAAATAATTCACTTAGGTGGAATAGTGGAGATAGTGCTTCTTTACAACAAACTTATACTAATACAGGTACAGGAGCGGCTAAAACACTTACAGCTTCAATTTGGATAAAAAAAAGTGCAGGTGATGCTTATTTACTTAGTGCACAATCAGACAGCAACAATAGAACTGTAATGGCAGTTTTTAGCACAGTAGCGGGAGGCGGTGTAGCTTTTGAAAATAAAATAAGTGGCACTTCATCATATACTACATCTCTTGCAACTTTTAGAGACCCTTCTGCTTGGTATCATGTAGTTTGGGCTGTAGATACAACACAAGCTTCAGAATCAAACAGAGTAAAAATATATATAAATGGTGAGCAACTAACTGACCTTAAAACTGGCACGGGTTATGCATACCCGGCTGAAGATACAGTAACTAATTTTTTTCATGATTCAAATGCAACCTTTATAGGTGGTCGTTCTGGAGGAAATTATTATAATGGTTATATGGCTGAATTAAACATTGTAGATGGTTTGCAATTAGCAGCATCAAATTTTGGTGAAACAAATGATAATGGTGTTTGGGTTCCTAAAACACCCGATGTTAGTGAATATGGTACAAATGGTGGATTTTATGAATTTAAACAGACAGGCACAGGTGCTGATGCAAGTGGTATGGGTGCAGATACAAGTGGTAAAACTAATCATTTTACAGTTGCTAACCTAACCGCAACAGATGTTACAACAGATACTTGTACAAATAATTTTTGTACTGTAAATCCATTAGGAGGAACAAATTCTTCTGGTAAATGGACTTTTAGTGAAGGTAATACTCAAATACAACAAAATGATAATGGCAGTTGGAGAGCAACAGGCTCAACAATGGCTGTTTCAAAAGGAAAATGGTATTGGGAAGTAGAATTTGATGCAGGTGATATGAGAGAAATATTTGTTGGAGTGCATGATTCAAATGTTAGTTTAGAAGGAACAAATAGATGGGTAAATGGTTCAACATTATTTTATAATCATAATGGTGGTGAAATTAGACAAGATGGTACTAATACAAGTAATGATTATGGAGTTTTAACAGCAGGTGATATTTTAGGAGTTGCATATAATATGGATGATAATGAAATTTCATTTTTTGATAATGGTAGTGCTATAGCTTCAGATTTTGGTTTATCAAGCTATATAACAGGATTTGCTATGCCAACATTTCTGTCAGATTCTAATGATATAGTATATAAAGTAAACTTTGGCAATGCACCTTTTGCAATATCAAGTGGTAATGCAGATGCAAATGGATATGGTAACTTTGAGTACGCAGTACCTAGCGGTTACTTTGCATTATGCACTAAAAACTTAGCGGAGTACGGATAATATGGCATATACAACAATAGATGACCCATCAGTATATTTTCAAACAACTCTATATACTGGAACAGGTTCTGACCAAAATATAGTTAATGGTGGCAATTCAGATTTACAACCAGATTGGGTTTGGGTAAAAGATAGAAGTGCTACTAATG